TTATCCATAAACAAATGAACTAACTTAGGCGGTGCCATAAAGCCAAAGCTCTTGATGATATTGGTGCTCATCATTACTGCTGTAGCAAGGTTTTGTTTTTGGAATAGATCGTTGCCATAGGCAAGGCCGTATCCTTTACTCTTGATTGACTCTGATAAGAAGTGATCCCACTGGTGCGTTGATGGCAGGTGATCATCACCCATAAAAAATATAGTTTCATACTTGTCGGCATACTTATTAGCTACTAGGTTAAGTGTGCCATTCATTCTAAGTCTAGGGTTTACTTCATATATAACACCATCTATGCGTGGATATAAGTCAGCCTGATCATCATCAATAGCCACACATATATCGGACAAGATGCTGTTTTCTTTAAGAGCTTTGACAGCCCGATCAATAGAATCCGGTCTGCTTCTTGATGGAACAATTACAAGGTTAGTGTTCATAGTGTCCTAATGTAGTATGGATGCTTGGTCAAATTGCTTATATACAACAGGTGCTGCATCTCTTTCAACGATCTGACAGTGTGCATAATCAACTGCCAAAGGTACTGAGATAGACCCATCTGCTGCGTGTGGTCCGAACCGATTCTTAACAACAGCAATCCTTAAATGTTTATTAAAAGGATCATAACCCATTGTTAATATCAGGCTTGGAAGTTGTGCCACCTTACCGTGTATAGCCCTGCGAGGTGGTGGATTCATACCCTGACCATACTCACTCTGCTCTGATACGTGATGAAGAACCAATACGCAAGCCTCAGTATGACGAGCCATATCGTGCAACTCCATCATAATAGATCTAAGCCCTGCCCATTCATTATCAGTTTCAGCAGCAATATTCATAAGGTTATCTATAACAATTAGTTCTGGAGCAGCACCGTATAACTCTATGTATGCCTTGATCTCACTCTCAATATCATCTAATGAAGGTGATGAATCAAAGACCCATTGGATATCTTTCATCTTCTCAAAGTGTTTGTCATACCATTTACCACTGGCATTTAAATTAGACTCAACGGTTAATTGAGAATTACCTGATAGATGAGATGCTGCTCGCATCATAACTGTTGTAGTGTCGGTATCAGCAGAGAAAAATAAAGTTCTTACGCCAGCTTTTAAAGCATAAACCAAGGAGAACATAGACTTACCTGCATTGGGTGCCGCAGCAACCATACAAACTTGTCCACGTCTGAACCTAATTTCAGCAGCCTTCAACGAAGGCCACACATCAGGCAACGGTGTAGCTTTTGTAGTTACACCACTCCAGGCTCTGCTTAAACTAAGCAACTTCTTCTTCCCCTATCTTTAATCCTGCTCTCATCCTGTTGCGTTCTCTTTCGTTTGTTGCTCCCCATATACCAAATCTTTCGTTAGGAATAGCCCACTCTAAACATTCGCTTAGATGTGGGCATCTCCTACAAATTTCCTTGGCTTTCTTTGCCTGTGTGTATTCACCTTTTTCAGGGAAGAATAACTCAGTGTCTACCTCGGCACATAACGGGTTCTCAAAGTTAGTGGGAACCCGCATAGGTTATCTAACCCAGACGGCGTCGCACTTATCTGGCGCACCCTTAGGACCGCTACACATCCAAGCTCTCCAAGGACCCTTAGCACCTTCTCCTGTGCGGTAGTTCATTGGACCGTGCTTGCAAGTTGGTGCATCTCCGTTGATAGGTGCAGCATTTAGTGCCTTAGTTGCGTAAGCAACTGCAACGTTAGCTGATGCTGATTGATTCAGTGATGATGACACTGATGAGATTAGAGTAGATAGATCCTGAATTTGTGTCAGGTGTCCTTCTAACTCTGTGTTGTTCTTGGCATAAACATTTACAAGTGTTCCATCTTTTAGTTTGAAGTTAACTTGTAGTGCTGTGTCGCTGTTTGAAGCGGCCATTATTTTCCTCCAGTTGGTTTGACAGAGATACGGGTGGTCTCTTGTCCTTGTTTGTATGGTATGAAACCGAGAAGTTTTTCTACTTCATCGGCATCAACTTGCTTGCGCCCTGCCACAGATGACCAAGTTATTTGGATACCACTGTGGGTGGTGCCAGCAAATCCTTCTAGTGATGTTTTGATTGAGTCCCTCGCTGTTGTTAAACTCTTAACTTGTTCATCAAGTTGTAGGTATAACAAAGCGTTCTTGTCGGCATCGGGATCATCAATCACCACCTCTGCCTCTTTGATACGTTCTTTTTTTAAGCCAACACAGCCCATCTCACCGGTGGCGTCATAGTATTTACAATAGAACTTACAGTAGTTCTCATCCTTCTCAGGCTCTGGTGCGCTAGGTGATTCCTTAATAGCTGACAACCAGTTTATTGCCTCTTCTGCAATCTTAGGATCATATACTTCAGAGTGAACTCTTACATCGCGTTCATCACCATCACGGGCTATGGCTACAAGGTTGACAGTTCTGGGATTCCCCTTACCAGACTTCTCTAACAAGTAGCCATATACCTGCACCTGCCACCGTTGTTGTTGTGATGGAAAGTATGAAAGGTTTTTAACCTTAACAGTTTTCCAATCTACAACATCACCAGTTTCAGGAATCCATAGGTCGATGTGTGCTTTCATTCCATTGTACTCAACCTCTGTTTCCACCTGATACTTCTTACCAGTTGGATCAGCAATAGCCAAAGCCTTTTCAATCTCAGCGTGAATCGCAGTACCCATAATGGCAGCGAGCTTTAACTCGTTCTCATTAGTTTCAGGTTGGTCATTAAGACGATACCAAACCTTACGGCGGCATCCTCCTAACTCAGACGGTCCAACCTGTTTCTGTGTACTGCGACTACGGGCCGCATCTTTGTTCCTTAAAATCTCTATAAGTAAATCTTTCATCGCACTCCCAATAACATCATAATAAGTGCGAGCACCTGTTGTAATTCTAAATAAAACATAGTTATAAAGTTAATCATTTTGCCTTCCTTTTCTGCACGGCTATTTGTATCGGAGGACAGGTATTGATGTCAAGTAATGATGCAGTCTCAACTGCTCTCTGTGCTAACTCTGCTGCCTCATCCTGGACTAAGAACTTATCACTGCGACGAGAGTACATATATCCCAAAGCAAACTGACCACCGGAACCGATACCGTAATAGTTAGCTTCAGATTGAATGAACGACATATCGGATGCAATATGAAATATAAAACCGTTGAAAGCAATTAGATAATCAAAACCAGCTTCTTTATCTTTATCACTATCATTCCAAGCGTAACCGTTATCGGTGAACGTCTTGATGATCGACGGGATGACTCGCTTGCCCATAAACTGAACTTCATCTTGGCCTTTGTATGCTGGCGGATTCCAGTTGTAAGTTAAGATATCACCAGGCCTAGTATCACCAGTGATCGCAAGAAGGTACTGACCCTTCTCAATTATCTTAGGCGTCTTTAAAGAAATAGTACGCAAGTTATCTTCGGTGATCTGCGAATCAGCAGCTAATATACAAAATGTTTTACCTTGTACTCCGACGACAGTTGTCAAAGTTTCCTCCCTTATGTCTTGGGATAAAGGTACCACATAGTGAACTACGACACGCCGTTAGTCACCAGATGCTTTGTCGGAGGGGTATGTATGATTACAATATGAGCGTCAGCGAATAAAACACCAGCCCTTACGGGCTGTGATTAGTAAGGATACTGGGTGTTCCGTCTACCAACGCTGCGTAAAAATAGAAGAAAACTCCCTAATAAATTTGGCTCTGATCTCCGCTCACTAGGACCTCTTCATACCTGCCCTTGTGGTTCAACTTTGTTCACTGTGCTGGTGCAGTTTGATGACTATGAGATCTGCTGGTATTACCTAGACGCAACCTGTGCTAACTGCGGTAACCTGGTGTGTGTTCCTTGCCCTGCTGACAAAATGTAGGCACAAAAAAAGAAGGGCGCCGTTAAGCGCCCCTCTGTCTTACCTCGCAGTAAACTAAATACTACTTACGACCAAACTCTTTCTCTGCCTTATCAGCCCACTTAACTGCAGGGGCTGCTAAAGAACCAATTAGAATTGCGTACTGAGGTGCCATATCTGTTGCCAGAGCTACACCCATAGTTACTGCTGAAGCAAGAATTGCACGGAAATATGACTTAGCCGCACACTTAAACTCTTCACTTTTTAACTTAGCTATTAGATCTTTCATAACCATCCTTTAAGGGCGAGCCACGCCCATAATCAGGGAGTAGGAACGTTTCTTTAGAAACACACCATCTCCATTTGATTGACTTCCCTTACTATCACCAGAGGTATTACCCTCATAGACCATAAGGAAACCTTTACCATCATTACTTGCACAAATGCCAACGTGATCTGCTTGAGCATCTTTATCAAACTGGAAGAAAACTAAATCACCAGCTTGAGCCTGACCAACTGGGACTATCTTATTCTTCTTTGTAAACCATTTAAGTCCTGCATCGCAGGAGGCAAAGCCCTTCTTAGTCTGGGCTGCTACTTTAGATACTAATCCTGCCTGGTCATAACACCAAGATACAAACATTGCACACCAAGGGTTATTGTTTAATCCGTACCACTTGCCATATATAGTGTCGTTATTACCGGTTTCTTTGTAATTTAACTGAGACTTTGCAATATCAACTACACTCATTACCGCTCCGCTAACATCTTGTAAATGTCATCTACTCGCTGTTCAATACGGGCAACTCTTCCTTCTAAATTGTGTCCACCATTACCATCAGGTTTTAATTCTGATAAATAATTTTTAATTAGGTATCTAACACCTGCTCCGATAAATACTACTACGGCTAAGAAGCCTGATATGGTGGTTGCCCAGTCAGCAATAGACATTTGCGTTATACCTTTCGGATTGTAATAAGAAGCACTCCGCCGTAACCGGTATAGCGCTTGTCTGTAGGTGTTCGGTTAATAAAGTCTTGCTCTTCAATTAGTCCTAGGTAGGATTCACCGGTACGGAAATCTTGTACCAATACAGTATCTCCGACATCTTCAATTCTTTCTAACACTTGTTGACGATTATATGCAGCACCGTCATAGCCAGCCTGGTTATTAAACTTGTCCATTTCAAAGTCATAGCACATAGCAGGGTATTGAATTAACCGCTGACGTGGAATAGATGGAAGGGTGTTAACTTGGTATCCTGTAAACTTAGGTCCCAAGGTAGCAACAGTTACATCTCTAGTAAATTCAAATAGGAATCCTAGATACTGTTGAGGTGTAGCAGGGTATGGAATACCGATCTGAGTAAGGCTTGATCCTTGAGGATAGGTACCAATATTGGTTTCTGTACCATTAGCTTGTACCGTAAAAATTGTTATACCACCATTAGTAGTATCAAAGCGTGGTGTTAGAGTCTTAAAAATCTTATTTTCTAATGTGTTATAACGGATAAAGCCAGTCTCTAAATAAGCAGTAGGCACTAATGTAGATTCTGCCTCAATATATACAGCACCAGGAGTAGCTACATAATTAGTTACAAAAGTTAATTGATTAGTGTTACCGTTAAAAGCACAAGCGGTAGTTAAGCGCCCTGTAACATCAGGTTCATATACATCCCAAGCATAGGCAAAGACTAGGTTAGCACCTACTTGTTGACCAAGGTCTACTCTAGTGACACCAGGAGCACCATCAACATTAGTAGCACACCAAAGATATCTATCTCTAAATGCTACATCGTAGACGGGTTGCTCTGATTCAAATATTAAAGGACCATAAGCAAGGGATCCGTTAGCCTCAGATACATCCGCTATACGTAAACCTTCAGAGGTTCCAATAGCCACATAACCTAGGTAGTAAGCAATTTTAAATACCTTCTCACCTACTGGTAATTCAGCAGCAGTGATAGCACCGGTTAAGGTAGGCATAGCGCCAGTGGTTTCTAAAGTAAACTTAAAGATATTAGACTGGATACCGCTATAGGCGGATATATAAATTGCTGCACCTGATGAGGTGATTGAGGTATAAATTATATCTTGGTCAGGGTGAGTATATACAGGTGCTGGAATAAGCGCTGTTCCTGTTGCAGTACCAGTTCCTGATGAGACACCAACCGTTGCATTTGTAACAGTAAATTGACTTGAACTTGCTGTGGCAATTGTTACGTTTGTTAAATTTAAAGATGAACCAGATGCAACACCTAATCCAGTAATAGTTACTAACTGTCCAACCGTAAAAGTATTAGTTGCTGTATATGTGATTGTTGTTCCGCTACCAGTTGCTGCTGTAACAGAAGCAGTCTGTGCTGCTGGTGCTGTACTAATTTCATATACTTTATTATTAATACCAGCAACGATACGTTGTTTAGTAAATTCAATAACTGCATTAGTAACTGTAAGGCCAACGCTAGTATAAAGAAGGGTGCCTGGTGTACTTGTATCAGCAGTTAATGGTTTACTATATAATCTTAACTCTCCAGAAGGAGATGAGTTAGTTACCCAATAAGCAAAGATACCATCATCACAGACAGAGAATATACGGGCATCAGTTCCTGAAGTATTAGTTACAAAAGCTGTTGCAGTTCCGCCAACTGATATCTTGCGGATTGTGTAATCATCGTGAAGTAAAGTACCGTTGATACTAGACCAGCGAATAGACCTAGCGTATTGATATGGGCGTAGATTAGATGCAATAGTTCCAGTAGTTGTGTTACTAGAAGTCACATCTCTAAGTAGAGTTACTTGACCCTTAGTCCAGATGTCACAACCTTTAGAGTACTTGTATTGGAAACGAAGTGACTCATCTTGTGCTGGTTCAAAGAAGTTAATGCCTTGACCTAAATGAAATGTTGATTGAGAACGGATCCACCAACCGGTAAGAGTCTGTTCACCAGGTTCTCTGGTGGTATCTAACTGTTGCTTGCGATATTGAGCAGTTACGCGACGGTATGGTGAATCATCACTAGTCTCTAGGAAGAATGGTTGTCCACCGATAGCAATATCGTAGGCAACGGTTGATCCGCTATATGATGAATTAACTGGAGGGTTTGAGAGGGTATAGGGAATTGCCTCGGTAATATCATCGCCATAAGCCATTAGCTCTCCTTAGATTTGGACATAAAAATATGGACAGTTTAGCCTCGGTGTCCAGGAGGAATTTAAAACTTATTACTTAGAGTGCTGCTATTTCTTCTGCAGTTAAACCAAGTGCTGCAAGTTTAGCGTTAGCAGATTCTTTAGCGGCAGCTTTAGCTACTTTCTCTGCTTCTTTTGCGGCTTCTTGTGCTGCAAACTCTGCAGATATAGCCTCACGCTCTGCAATTTCTTCGGCTGTCAATGCAATTTCTTGCACCTCACCGGTTGAACAATCTACTACGATTTTGTTAGTCATTTTATTTCTCCTTATGCGTTAGATATTCCATATAGATAGGCGTTTGTATATTGAAGAAAAGCGGTACCATAAATAGGTGTTAATCCTAAACTTGTAACGGCAGAGGTAGTACTTCTATATCCAGCGTATAAATTAGAATAAGCAGTATTGGTAGTATTTTCTTGAACTGCATCAACAGAAAATACTTTATAATTTGAACCTGTATAATTTGGCACATATACATTTAAACTACCAAAAACAGGAGCGGAAGTCGCACCTATTGATACACCTAAACCTGAAGAACTTGTATAAGAACTAGCACCAGTACCTTCACCTAATAACAGTCTAAATTCAGTTGGATTACTACCATTTACTGTTAAATAGCACCAATCATTTGAATCTGCACGATTGCTTTTAGCAGAAATAACCATCACTAAATCAGTATAAGTTTGAGGGATAGAAGTAAAATTAATATTTGCTGCACCACCACTACCAACTGCGACGCTTGAAATTAAAGTATATGTATTAGCCATTATGCCACCTTAATTCCATAAAGTGTAAAGGTTGAACCTGAAAGCCAGTTAGTACCGCCACCGACTAAAATTGAAGTAATAGCATTTGTATTACGCCACATACCAACACTCATATTTGCCCAACCACCTGAAGAAGTTGGTGTGCCAATTCTATTTAATGTTGTTTTATAGGTAGTTGTATTTGAATAGTTTTGAAATTGAACAATAATTGTACTTCGCCTATTAGTATCAGTATTACCCATAATAGTCCACAAACCAATAGAATTAGAGTTACTATTTCTAAATGTTGCGGGAGTATTGCCATTTGTATAAAGAACTGTATCTGAATAATTATTGCCTGAATCTGAATTATATTGCATATAACCAGTATTGGCCGCATCTGAACCAGTATTAGAAGCATAAGCAATTAAAATTAAATCAGTATAAGTAGAGGGGATAGAGCTAAATGTAACTGAAGCAGTTGCACTACCTAAAGTAGTAGTTGCTATTTTTGCATATGTACTTGCCATTATGCTCCCTTAATTCCGTATAAAGCTAATTGAGAATATTGAGTAAATGAAGAGCCTGAATCAAAAGTAAATTTAATTTTTGTTATAGCTGCTGTTGAAGTCCATAATGAAGATGAAAACACTATATAACCTGAACCATTGGCATCATAACCGCCTAAGTGCCTCATAGTTTTTCCTTTATTTGTATTTGCATAATCTAAGAAATCCATAACACCTCCACCAAATATAGACGAACCAGAATTAGTTGGATAATATCCTGCCCAACCTAAACCAGTTATTGACTGAGGAACAACACTTGAACCATCACCATAAAGAACGTGTGAACGATAATTAGCAGTATTTGTATCATCATTTATGGTTATTCTAAAACCATCTTCAGCAGTACCTCTATTAGTTCTAGTAATTAATCTAAATTGTAAATGTGTATATGTAGAAGGTATAGAACTAAATGTAATTTCAGATACATTAGAACCAACAGTAGTAGTGACAATAGATTCGTAAGAATTTGTAGAAATATATTGGCTTTGATTTGCTGAAGCCCAGATACCTAATATTGGACTCAAGATATATCTCCAATCACATACCAGGAATCAGTGTTTACTTTAACTGCTGAAGCTGAAGAGTACTGAACTCTAAGTTTAGGAGCAGTTGAAGTGGCACCGTTAGATGCAATAGTAACACCAGATCCCTGAGCAAAGCTGACCTGACCCGCACCAATAGCAATAATATTTATCTGACTTCCTATTGGATAAGCAACTGAGCTATTAGGTGGAATTGTATAAGTCTGAGCAGATGCGTTAGATGCGGTAACAAGTGTATTGTTAGCATCAGTTAAAACAAATGTGTATGTGGTACCAGTCTGAGCATTAAGCGTTAAAGCCGTTGATGGGCTTACGCTACCGCCAATAATTGATATAGACATTAGTTACCTTCCGATCCGAACGCTGAAAATGAAGTATTTCCAGTAGTTGAATAAACCGTAATAACATCTGTGTTGGCCAAGGTTAAACCACCTTGAATTGAAAAGACCGCTCCTGCTGCTAATGGTACGCCATAGGCTATGTAATGCTGGTTAGCTAAAGTTGCTCCAGCAGGTCTTACTGCCACTCGAATAGTATCTTGGGTTCCACCTATATTAGAAGCATTTAAGGTAGATACAATAGTTGCATTAGTTGCTGTATACAGCGTAGTTGCTGTAGCAGCACTGGGTGCTGATTGGGCTAGTACTTTATAGGTTGGCATTAGGATATGTCTCCGATTACTGTGAAGTTATTACTAGAGGTACAAACAATTGTTGCTGCACTATATTGAGCACGAGTCTTAGGTGTTGCTAAAGTTGCACCGGTAGAGGTGATGGTAGTTGTTCCATCTCCTTGAACCGTTACTTGACCAGCACCAGTTTGTTGAATATTAACCTGTTGACCTGCGCTAAATACTGAGGCAGGAACAGTAACTGTTATTGCACTAGCATTGTTTAATTGAACTAATTTATTAACATCAGTTACTGCGGGAGTATAGGTAGTACCAGTTGCTGTACTAATTGTAATATCAACATTAGCCCAAGAAGCAGTAGAACCATCTGTCTTTAGATACTTACCACCATTACCAGTTTGTGAAGGTACCTCATTAGTTAATGTAGTCCAATTAAGTCCAAGAGTTGCTGTGCTATCTGCAGTAAGGACTTGTCCGTTAGATCCGATAGGTAATCTTTGTAAGGTTGCTGTTGTTCTACTTAATAGATCACCTTTTGTAGTTAATGTAGATGCAGGTATTGCCGCATTAGCGGTAGTTACACCATCTCTAAAGAATACTAAATCTGCACTGGTAAGTACGTGTCTTACTGTTGCACCGCTTGCGTGTGCTACAGCAGAAGAACCAGCTTGTCCTCTAGTAATTGTAAATATGTCACCAGAGTTATAGGTAATATAACAAATCTCTTCAGTCTGGGTATCTGGATCAATGGCAATAGTAAAGATGTCACCATTAGTGAACCCTGCTCCTTGAATTAACGGAGCACCACCACCAGAGGTAACTGTCATACTAGTTGCTATATTAGATAGCGATGCAGCCAGAGTAGTAGCTACGCTGGTTGAGGAATAGACACGGGCCATTTTTCTTCCTTACTTGGAGTAGTGAGTTCTGATAGGGAACAGAGATTGCAATTTAACAGACTCTTCTTGTAAACGTTGTTGGTATAAAGCGAAAACATATTTAGATGCTGAGGCACCAGATGTTGAAGGTAACTTGGTATCTGCTAGATCTGCTTCAGCGCTGGTAAGGTTAATTCTACCGGTATCAAGATAAGACAGTAATCTGTACGCAGCACCGAGAGTAGTAACATCCCTTGTGGATTCTGGTAGTCCCGTAACTGTTGTATAATTATCAGTACTATTAGTGAGGTTATTTGGTAGAGCTGAATAGTAGACTTGGACTGTACGACCAGGCATAATCTTGTCATAAATATTCACCGTCTTTGTTGTATTAAATGCTGCTACGTTAGCCATCTTATCAATACGCCACTTGTTAACAGGTAGCCACTCTTTAGATGGGCCAACAGTTTGCCAAGATATATACAGCACATCTCGTGCATCATTTGGCAAAGTGTATGCAACTTGCGCTGCATTAAAGGTAAAGGTAGTTGAATAGATACCAAACAGTTTTGGATAGTAAGAACTGATTGTATCGTTAATAGCCTGTTGAATAGTTGTTCTAGGAAAGGTAGGGGTCATAGTAATCTGAGAGTTTTCAGCGTGAGGAGATGGTGTAGTTCCTTGGTATCCTCTACCGAATCCTGGTATTACGTTAAGAGTTAAATTAGTTCTATCAAAGGATGTAACCCAGATAAGTTCATCACCGATTTCAATAATACCTTTAGCAAGGTTTTCTGCTGATCCAATCTGGATAGATAGGTCAGTAGCAGTAATGCCACCAGTGTTGGCTAGGTTAGTGATGCGATCTTGACGAAGCGTATAGCCTGCAAGATTTGCTCTAACCTCAGATATCATCTGACTAAGTGTTGTCATTACCCACCTTTTCTTTGTAGAACTTTAAATTCGTTTGTAATCTTTCATCTGTTGGTGTTATCTCTACTGCCTTCTTACCGTGCTCATATGCTTCTTGCCAGTTCTGCAAGTTCCAAGCGGATACTGCAATCAGATCATCTGCCATATGAGTCCAAGCCCAATCTTCTGATAAGAACTCATTTGTTCTAACGGTTTGTTCTAGGCTTATCTTGGCTACTCTGTTACATTCTTTCCACTTTTTTTGGTGGTAGTAATAGTTAGCCAAAGCTAATATAGATTCTCTACTTTGATAAACTTCAGTAGCCTGAATCAAATACTCTTCTGCATTATCGGGATCTGTTTTAGATAGAATCCGTAACGCATAAGACTTCTCTGCTGGAAACACACTGACATCTAAATATTTCTTTAGAGTCTCTGTTGCTTGCGGGAATTGCTGTTGGTAAAAGTATTCTCTTCCTAGATAATATAAGTTTCTGCTATCAGGGTTTTCCTCTGCTGCTTTAATAAGCATAGGTAGATAATTACCTCTGGACTTCTCACCATCTGGTAAGTGCCAAGACTCTATGTCATACTCTTTAGATGTCTCTTCACCTTCACGATCATAACCTTGCGGTACTTCGTGGATCCGATACGACCATCTAACATTATTTCTAGTATGGATTCTAAATCCTAAGAAAGATGCTTTAGGTGTTTTATCAGGATTAAAATCTGTTACAAATCTATAGCGAGGTTTATGTGTTCCATCTTTATAAGCCTGCTCTAATCCGTCTCGCCAGCCTGGAAGCATAATCTCATCCATATCCATCGCGATACAATAATCAGCATCGGCTGGTACTAAAGCGAGGGAAGCGTTTCTAGCATCATCAAACCTAAACGGTTTAACAGAGATTGTATAAACTATTATGCCAAGTTCTTTAGCGATTTTAACGGTATCATCAGTTGAACCAGTATCTGCTATAAGGTGATAGTCAGCTTCTTTGGTTGACTCATACCACCTCTTGACGTGCTTTGCTTCGTTTAAGGCTATTGTATAGACGGCAACTTTCATTGCTCTAGTCTACATTCCACCTAACATTAATATATCAGGAAGCGCCGTTGCACTAGATCCAGTTGCACCGGTAGGTCCTGTTGGTCCTGCAACTGTTGAAGTTGCACCAGTAGGACCAGTAGGTCCAATAGATCCTGTAGAACCAGTTGGTCCAGTTGGACCAGTAGAACCTGTAAGTCCAGTAGATCCAGTAGCACCAGTTACGCCTGTAGCACCAGTAGCACCAACAGATCCTGTGGCTCCCGTTGGTCCTGTAGGACCTGCAACTGTAGATGCTGCTCCTGTTGGACCAGTAACACCGGTTGCTCCGGTAGCACCTGTAGCGCCAGTTAAACCTGTAGAACCTGTTGGTCCTGTTGCCCCAGTTGGTCCAAGTTGTGTATACATAACTTGAGAGGCTGTAAGGATGACGCTAGGAATTGCTGGTCGAGTAGGGCTTGTTCCTGCAACATCTGCAATTAACTCTAACCTTGTATCAGATGTACGCCATACCAACTCAACATAATCGTTGGCTGCAATCTCTAACATATAGTTCCAAGCAGCAATTGTTTTGGCTGCTG